TTACTTCTGATTTACTGCCTGGGGCATCTGTGGGGCATTTCCTCCAAAATTAGCGTTCAGTATGCTCATTTGATCCACATTGTTATCGTTCATCCATTTCCCGTAAACGCTGTAAACCATCTGCGCTGAATTGTGACCCATCTGAGATGCTATGAAGTTAGGGTTGGCCCCGGCACTTAATGCCCAGCAAGCGTATGTGTGTCGAGACTCATACGCCTTCCTGTGCTTAATCTTCGCGCGCTTCAAAATTTCATTCCAGGTGGCACCGAAAGAGCCAGGGGCATACCAGTCACCACCTTTCCCATTTCTTGCTGTTAGCCGCGGCACAAATACGAATGTGCATAAGTCCATCCGTGTCCTGCCAAATTCCCTCAAATTAACTTCTATGTGGTGCTGCTTGCCCATCCTTGTGTATGCCATTTGGCTTTTTAGAGCCTCTATCGCCGGGAGAGTCAGGTTTATCACCCTATTGCCTGAATCCGTTTTAGGCGGCGTAAAGTGATCCTTAATTGCCATATTCCTCGACACCGTTATTGTCCAGTTGACCATGTCGATATCTTCCCAGGCTAGTGCGCATATTTCTCCGTGCCGCATGCCGGTATTGATTGCCAGAATCCACAGGTTCTTTATTTGCTCGGAAGGGCAAGCCATCAGTAGACGCTCATACTCATCCTTCGTAAGTGGCTCCGGTTCGGACCTGCTCTTTCTGAGCGGATCAATACCTGTCATTGGCGATTTATCTATGTAGCCATTAAGCTCCGCAAACCTCATCATGCTGCCCATCGTTGACATATAGACATTTACAGTCCTCACTGTTCTTCCCTTTTTGGAAAGGCGTGACTTTTGGTGGTTGCTGACAATTTGGTTTCCTGTAAGCAACTCCTTTCTTAGTCTAAGCATGTCCTCATTATTAAGGCTGGAAACAGTACGTGATGCCCCAAGAATATCTGTAGCGATGGTTATATATGATACGTATCTAAGATGAGCATTTTTTGTTATCTCCATTTTCTTAAGTTCCAGCCATCGCGCAGCAAGCTCGCCCAGCGTCACACCCTGCCTCACAAAACCGAATCGCTTGAGGTTAGGCGACGATGGAAAGCGGGCTGCGTAGTTAAACGTGCCGGTCTTAATCTCATAGCCGATTGAGGTCCTTAACTCTCCGGCCATTTTCCTGTTTTTTGGTGTATCAGGGACGCCGAGGTTTTCCCTTACCCTGGCGCCCTTATAGATGAACCATATCCGCAGTGTTCCGCCGTGATTCTCCACTCCTGTTGGATACTTCGTCATAACGATTCCTCGTCAGTTAATGGGGAAGGGTATTTAAGCAGATTTCTGGCGGGGGATCGCTGGGCGTTGACGCTCAACCCATGCGTCGACTTCATGCCGGTTGTAGAGGATAGGGGAGTTGTCCTTAGGCTGGCAGTCGCCGGAGTAGTGTCGGTACTCCTTACCTTCCATCCAAGACTTCTCTCGCGCTGACTTAATGGCGTTTTTCGTCAGTCCGGTGATCGCCATCAGCACTTCTTCGGATACCCATTTGTTGGGGACAAGCTGAATCACTTCATTCATTCGATTATCTCCAGGCGTAAAAAAGCCGCCATCAGGCGGCTCACTCGATGCGGATGCCAGCTATTTCACCGGCTGCTATTATGTCGTACAGTTTGTACCATCCGGGCGATGACAGTTCGCCATCAATCGTCTTTCTGCCATATTCGAAATGGACATCACCTCCGGCCTTTGCTAAAGCTGTTACGACTGCCGCTCGCTTCCTGTCAGCTTCTGAGCGGATGGGGCGGAACATCCAATTATTCCCTTGAAACTCTTCCGTAAAATTTCCAATCTCAACAAGACGCATTCCATTATTTTCGCTGGTCGCCTTATACGAACACCATGAGCGACCACCATCGACAGACACTTCAGCATTCACGCCAACCGGCGGCAAACCTTCGCCATCCCATACCGGCTCTTGCGCAGCGGCGAGTGCGGCTTCGTATTGCTCGCGAGTGACCTGGTCGCCATCCCAATCCTCAAAATACGAGTAATGATGATTAACAAAAAAGGTTAATTTGTTTCTTTTAAGAAAATCATTCAGGTACTGGGAAAGCCCTTCCGGCCACCCGCCACGCTTCGGCAATTCCTGCACCAGTAAATCAATCAGCTTCATATCTTTGCTCCAATAAAAAACCCGCCGAAGCGGGTCATGGTGTTAACTCAAATTCATCGTCCCAAGGTGGGAATGTGCTCATCCGTCTGTGCGACATGATGTATTCCGATGCCACGGTCATCGAACATGGCTTCTCGAACTCAAGCATGAACACATCGTCGTATGCCCGTCCTAGCCACCACCCTCCGCCGTACTCCTTAGCACGCTGAATGAGCACCCACCGACCTGGCGTTATGCGGTGATGTATCTCGCCGCGATAGATGATTAAGTAGTCCGAGTCTTTGCTCATGACGCACCCCAAAATAACTGTATTTATATACAGTAAATTGAGGTTGGCGGGCTGTCAATTCTTGGCCTTACTGCTTTTCTTTAAGTGTCCACTTAACAGGCTTGCTAGTCTTTTCCTGCCCCTTATCGAAACCTGATTTCGCATCGTTGTAACCACACGGAACGCAAACATAATCTCCAGACCAACCACGCATTGTTGTCTCTTTGGAAATTGCAGTAGAACCACATTTTGGACAAATCATATTAATGAACTCCTCGCTGTTTGAGAGGGTATGATAAACAGTGGGAAGGTCATTTATGCAGCAGAGAATTGAAAAGGTTGTGTAAGAGCTGCTTTGCGCTCTGCTGCGGATTTAGCCATTACTTCCAACTCCTGAAGTCTTAACGCAAGTTTGATAGGTGTCACGAGTTATTTTTTTGACATCATCATTCCATGCCTTGGCAGCCTTTAAACACGCCTCCTCAGTTGCAAAGTTTGCCTTCTGAATAGAAACCCCCGTAGGGCCAATGAGAGTTAAAATTAAAAGCCACTCACCCATCATCACCCATCCTTGCCCGGCGCTGCGAGCATGGCTGCGCAGCAGGCGTTCCAGGTTATCTCGGCAACTTCGCGGAATTCCGGGCGGTACAACGTGAGCTGGATTTCGCATCGACGCGACCATTCTTCAAAGGTTTCAACAGGCACAACCGGCGCGGGCGGTGCGGGCGGGTAGTTAGCCAGCATCCAGCTAATTACATAATCGGCTTTAAACCTTTCAACCGGAAACCCTTCATTCAAGTCTCGGAAGTGGTAAATGACTTTATGCAGATCGGGCGCGGTCACAGGCTCCGCCCGCTCCCGCAGCGCCAGCAGCGCAAGACCGGCCAGCGCTTTAACCTCACTCGGCTTTACGTCATGACATTCGAGAATATTCGATGCCAGCGCCTCAACTCGTTCTTTGCCCAGTGTCATGGATTAGTCCTCCCACTCCGTATCCCATTCAACCCAGGCACCTTCACCATCAGCATTGATAACGCCCTGATTTCCACACTGAGGGCATTTCACAGCGTCACCAGCGTAGAGGTATATGCCTGATAGCGATTGGCTTGTAACTTCAATTCCATGACTGCACTGGCAGTGTTCGCAAGCATTCAGCCAGTCAACACGGTATAGCGTGGGATCCCACAGCATTGTCCTTTTGTCGCGTTGGAATAGTTCTCTGCTCACGCTTCACCCCCTGTCTCAAGATTGATGCCCGCAGCACCGACGCGCTTCTCAAGCTCCGCGATGCGGCCTTCCACTGCGTCTACAGCATCAGCGTAACCAAACCAATTGCTCAACTCCGGGGCTTCTCCGGTCGCCGCCTTGTACATATCGGCCAGCGCTGCCTCGGCATAGTCGCGCTCTTTGATTAGCTGATATTCGCTCTGCTCCAGCTCAACTACACGCTTCTCTGCGGCTTCCAGCGCTGCTATCAGCTCGCCAACCAAATCAGCCGAGCGCCGGCACTCTTCGACAATGCTCACGTCGCAGCCGGTGTCACAGCCGTTTTCATCTTCGAAACGTAAATCAACTGTGTCGCTGTCGATATCGCCTGGCTCATAGCTGGCGATATACGCAAGAATAGATTTTTGGCGTTCAGCAGCCGCTTTCAGTTTTGCTGTGCTTGTCATGCGGCACGCTCCTGCTTCTGTTTGTTGTACACAGCCCAACTAAGCGCATCGAGTTTGTCACGTCCCGCTTTATCGTACATGTGGATACCGTCACTAGCGGCGTGCTCTTTCTTGACCTGCTCTTCAAGCTCAGATAGCTGATCGTATGACAGCGTTGCGAGCTTAAGACGATTCCAACCAAAGTTTCTTATTCTGCTCATGCGGCACCGCCTTTAACAAAAATAATCCAGTGCGTTTTGTCGGATTTGCCCGTTCGTTGCCAGATAGCTGGCTTCTCGTCTGTGAGTTCCAAAATACGGCGAACAGGTATCTGTGTTTCGTTCCATTTGAAAATGAGCACGCCGTGTGGCCGCAATACGCGAAATGCCTCTTCGAACCCGGTGCGCAGGTCATCACGCCAAGTTTCCCGGTTTAATTTTCCGTATTTTTTCCCCATCCAGGCGTTATCACCGACACGCTCAAGGTGTGGCGGATCAAAAACTACAACAGGGAATGAAGCATCAGAGAATGGCAGCGCGCGGAAATCGGCAACTACGTCTGGACTGATAACAAGACTCCGGCCGTCGCAGAGGGTGTGCCGCTCAGCGCGGATATCGCTGAAAATCGCTCGCTCGTCCTGTTTATCGAACCAGAACATACGGGAGCCGCAGCACATGTCGAGAATGGATAAATCTGTCATGCGGCACCGCCTTGACGCAGCTCGGCTGCGAAGACATTTCCATCATCAGCTACAACACGATTGTGGTCAGCCCATTCATGACGTCCGTTTTTATCGTAAATATCAGCTGAATCACGCAGACGTTTTACAAATTCCTCCACACCCTGCGCCCTTACTTCGCGCAGGAATTCGTCGGTGGATGGAAGCACCATAACCGCAAGTTTCCTGATGATTTTCTGCACTTGCGGAGGGCATTGGTCGTAGTGATCATCAGTAATGAATACGGCGTCGCTGTGAATGGCTTCTACGGCGTTAAGTTCATTAGCCAGCGCGTCGCACTGCTTCGTCTTTTCGCGCAGCGCCAGAGTGGTAACTTCAATGCGGTCATTCAGATCGGTAAACTTACGCACCAGGTATTGCGCATCGGTTTCGTTAACCAGCATGTCGCCCGGAACGCATTTGCCGCGCAGGAATCCTTCCATTTCGTAGAGTTTCATTTCTTCGCTCCAAACCAGCGATTCAGATAGCGGTTGTTATTCACAGAGCCGAAGCTGTTGCGCTTCATCAATTCTTCGCGGCTCGGCATCGGAGTGTGTTTGCGGTCAGACTTACCGCCGACCGTGACGGTTAAATAATTTGCCTGGTCTCTGGACATGGTTAACTCCTTAATCGATACGAACGTGACCGTAGCGACCGAGGAAGCGGCGCATACGGTTATCTGTTTCTTCAGGGCGGCGCGGGCCTGTAGTGACGAATCCGGGCATGAACGATGCCGCAAGGTTGTCGTCCCACAGCTGCCGGTCAGCCAGCGCATCAGCCTGGCGGGTCATGCGAGCTTCCTTGCTCTCGGTTTCGTACTGCTTTCCTAACGTCTCGCACAGGTGTGCTTTAATGCGCGCCAGCACCTCTTCTTTGGTGCCGGATCGTTTTGGCGGGCGTGCGTATCCCGCCCCGGGAAGAGGTGATGACATTTGGTTGGCCTTATTTGGTTAAATCAGGATGGGGAGGCGTATTTGCCGGATTATCTTCTGGATAGATAGGTTTGTTATTCCGATGCCATTCGACATGACATTCATGGCAAAGCCACATAACGTCTGTTGGCTTGCTGTAGTCACAGTGGTGCGCCTGTGGTTTGCATTTTGATCCGCACTGCTCACATTGAAGTGGCCGCGCTATCTTTCCATCGCGTAAAAAATTGCCCACGATGATGTGGGCTTTTCTTTTCCATGGATTGCGCTGAATGAACCGTTTTTTGGCTGCATTACATCGCTTTCTACCGTGTTCGGAAGATTGATATTCCTTCCTGGCGGATATTCTATGTGGCAACCCGGCGCGGGCTTTGTCGTACTTCGACAGACATGACCTGCACGCCGCTGTTAATCCATCATTGGACGCTCTTCTTATCTGAAAATCCCTTTCTTCCTTCTGCTGATGGCATCTGGAACAGACTTTCATCTTCCCTCCTTCTAAAAAGGAATATCCGAGTCATCAAAATCCATCGGAGGCGCTTCCTGTGCTGGTCGCGGCTGCGCCTGCTGCCGACGTTGAACTGGCTGCGAAGGCGTTGATTCCTGATGTTGCGCTCCACGCGGCGGCAGGTCGATATCCCGCACGAGAATTGTCGGTGTTTGCGCCTGCGTACCATCAGTACGAGTCCATTCTTCAATCAGGAATTCCCCGGAAACGGTGACCTTTGCGCCTTTGACCACAGATGCGGAAAGCTTTTCAGCCATCGCGCCAAACATCTTGCAGTTAAGCCATGAGGTTTTTTCGTTATCCCCAAAACCTGACTTGGCAGGAATGGAGAAATTTGCAATATGCTTCCCGTTAGGAGTGACGCGAAGAACGGCGTCCTTTCCAACATTCCCTGAAATTGTGATTACGTTAATTGCCATTTATGCCGCCTGTTTCAGTTCTTTGATTCGGATTCCGGTTACGTCTTTGCACTTCGCCTGGTGCTCAGGGAAGCCGTTAAGGCGCGTCCATGTTGATGCGTAATGCTCCTGCAATTTCTTCGCGTCGTTCTCGGTGCCTGCATACTGGGTGAACTCAGCCAGAATGGTGTCAGCATCAGCAGGATGGATGTGGTGAACCTCCGCGTCAGCATCAATCGCCGTCTCTTCTGTCGGAATGCAGAACGCCTGAAACGCTGCGTATTTGTAGGCAATCGACATGGCCTTGTTCGTTGCCTTGTCGCCGCTATCCATCGCTTCGCCGTAGGTGACTACCGTGTGAACGCTGCCGTCCTTTGTGCTCACAAAATCGAACTCTGCTTTAACCACCACATAGAACAGGACAGTGCCTTTTGGAGTCGTGCGCTCGGTTACGGTGCGCTCAGTGATGCGGGGGAGGATGAGGAGTCCGTGATTAACCAGCGCCGGAGCCAGTGCGTTATAGACCTGATCGATGCCGCGAAACTTGAAGTTTTGCTGGGTGTTCGTCCTGTCCTTGCTGATGCCCGTTGCCGCCATTTCCTTGGCTACAGCGCTGATTGCCTGATAAACAAGCTTCTCTGTCATGAGTAATTCCCCGCGAACTCTTGCCATGTAATAGGCTGATTCATGCGTTCAGCCGCCAGGTTAATTTGCTGCTCCACCTCTTCTTCAATTTCAGGAGAGATGAGAGCGATAAAGTCGTCGTCTTCTAATTCATGCAGCATGTTTTTTGTTCCAGTCGTCGTCCTGAATATCATTCCATCTCATCGCGATTTCCCACGCCCATTCATAGGCTAAGTGCCGTCCGTCATCCGTGTCCGGGAATGCAGCTTCATAGAGCTTGTTGAACTCGCGATTACCTTGTTGAACCAGAATGGTTCCGTTAACAGGGACAATAGTCATGGTTAGGCACTCCGGGTTGAGAGAGGATGTCGGCCAGCTTTTTCCAGCCAGTGCGTAACTTGCGTGTGATGCGATCGAGTAGGGATTCGTGTAGCTGGAAAGCACCCATGCGAGCGCCTCCCGCGATTGCTAGAATCATGGGTGGTTCCTTTTGTTTAGATTTATTAGTAAGCGATGCGAGTGGCGAAGACTTCGCCTTTTACGATTGCGGTGATGATGCTCTTGGCTACATCCTCGCTTGCTCCGACCTTGATAAGGTCAGCGAGTATTTTGTTATTCACTTCTTTGCGATGCGCTTTATCTTGTGCGCGGCGCTTTTCTTCATCCTTGATTCGTTTTTCCTCTGCCAGTCGTGCCGCTTCTTTTTCTTCTGCTTCACGACGAATGCGGTCGGCTTCATCCTGAGCTTTCTTTCTCTCTGCTTCTATAGCTTCCTGCTTCTCACGTTCGGCTCGCTCTAGCGACTCTTTGGCTTCGCGTTCAGCTTTTTCTTTTTCCTGCTTAGCAAGAAGCTCTGCCTGTGCTTTTGCAGCAATGGCGTCTTCTTCGCGCTTCTTGGCTGCTGCTATTTCTGCTGCTGCTTTTTCCTCTGCCTCACGCTTAGCGCGCTCTTCAGCCTGCCGTTTGATTTCCTCTTCATGTGCAATGCGCTGGCGTTCCTGTTCAGCTTTCTTTTCTGCTAACTCACGGTCGAAAGCGTCATTCATCAGCAAAGCCATTTCATGATCTGATTCAATCTTCTTAGCTAGCTCCTCTGCAGCCCGCTTAGCTTCTTCTTCCTGCTTAATGCGTTCTTGCTCGACTTCATAATCAGTCAATGGCTGACGGGCTTTTTCTTTCAGCTCATCCAGGCGATCGCGAACTGTCTTGCGGTTTGCATCGATTAGCTTTGGAATCTCTTTCAGCTCAGCAACTAGGTCTTTGCCAAGACCATCAAGATAGGTTTTTGTCTGTGCAACTTTATATGCCAGAGAAGCGATCTCCTTTCTGCCCTTTGCCGTAGTAACATCAGGCACAAAGGACATAACTTCACGCTCAACTTTCTGGAGAATATCTTCAATCTGGTCAGTAGATTTGAAGACTGTCATTGCATTCGCTTTCTCAATAACAACTAAATCCGTTGTTTCACTCATGGGCTGGTTCCTTATGTTGTGTGTGATTGCATAGCGATAGAGACTCGTGAATCTCTGTTGATATGCAGGCATGAAAAAGCCGCGCTTAGGCGGCTTCAGTATCGTCAGTGATTGTGTATCCTTTCTTTTTAAGCCACTCGATCACATCCTGTTCTGATAAACAATCCAAGGCTTCCTCAATGTCTCCATTGCGTTTAATTGCCTCCATTACATCATCAGTATCAACCCAGTCAGCAACCACTCGAATAAGGTCATAGCGCACACCTTCAATGCGAACTTCACGGCAGTCGATTTGCATTTCTGCAATGCTCATATTTCCTCCAGGCGAAAAAAAGCCCTCCGGAGAGGGCGAACAACTTCAGGGGATGATGAGGGTTTCTCCAATAACCAGAACAGGTCTTCGTCTCCTGTCTTGGTTATGATGCGGATTGCATCAGATAACCGACTCCATGAATCGGCTATCGGATATCGGCTGATATTCAACGGCCTCATCATCAATGTCGTAAATGTCGTGATAACATTCGTGGCACAGCTCTTCATTGCCATCTCCGCTGTAAACTGCAACCGCAGCAATACCTTTGCCGCATACGTCGCATTCGACTTCATCATCCATATCTCACCTCAGATAAGTGGCTTGCTGCCAAAAAGAAAGGCCGACTATTCGGCCTGTGATTATTTGACCAGTGATGCTGCGTATTCGATAAGGTAAAGCTTGGGAGCCAGCCAAATTTTCAGCCAGTCAAGCTCAGTAACGGCACCAAGGGAAATGACAAAAAGAACAATAGAAGACAATCCAGCAACAAGTGTAATCGCCCAGCCCGATCCTGTAATTGAATCAAAAGAATTGCTAGTGACACTGCTTCCGGGTCTGTATCTAGTCCATGCCTTGCCTTGCTCAAAGTCAGCTAGAGCCTTTTGAACAGCATTCTCGTGCCATGATTTGGCTCTCTTGTAATAACGGGCTATGAATTTAGGGCCAAAACAAATAAGGCATAACCCTATGAAGAAGATTAAGAAACTACTGGCTGCTTTCCAGAGCAACAATTGGTTTATGACATCAGGAATCTGAGCCTGACTAAACGACACCGCTGCATCAATGCCATTACTGGCTTTTTGCAGCAGGTCTACAAGTATCTTGTTAGCTTGTTCGTTCACATGTCACCTCGGTCATAATAAGCAGGAATCGATTTACCGCGCATTTTCTGGTGCGCGTTAATCAAGTGGGTAGGGTGGTTAACCGGCTTGCGGTTGGCCGGGTTACGCTTGCGTTCGGTTACTTCCGGCTTCTTGCCGCGGAGAGCTACGAGCGAAGTGGCCCGGTCTGCTCTGACGCAACCAGAGAGCTTCTGTTCGATTCGGCGCGCAAGAGAAGCGTCTTGCTGTGCCTGTTCAATCTTGGCGGCCCGGCGCGCTTTATAGCGGCTCTTGGCAGTGCCTTTTGCTTCTTTCCAGATGATGGTTGCCATGCTGACCTCCGGTTAAGTGGTTTAGGTACATGGCGCGCCAGATGCTTATCTTCTGGTTGCTTCTGTGAGCTGCAATTCGCGCCATCTCCAAAACCACCTGGGTTCTGGTCTCAACGGTTAGGTTGAGAGTTCATCGATGTTAAAGAGCGTTGCCAATCTGTTCCGTTTGGCTACCAGCGTCCTGCTGTTGAGATGAATAATATGCGTATAGCGCATATGCGTCAAGCGCATAATATGAGGGTGTAGTTAAAAAAGTTGGGAATTTTATGTATGCGTATGAAACAGAAAGAGAAAAATATTTAGGCAGGGTTTGCTACAGGCACAAAAAAGCCCGCACGTGGCGGGCTTAGTAAGCAAAAGGTGGGTTATCCGTGACGGCGGAACTGCTGAGACTGGCTCAGCATTACACGTCCAGCCACATGAAACATATGCATTTCTTCTTCTGAAATTGTCCACTCACGATAGCGAGGATTGTCAGAAATCACGATCAGCTGGCTCTTCACCTTTTGCAGTCGTTTAACAAACATGTCGCCATTGAAGCTGAAAACGTAAATGCCATCACCGTCAAAAACACTGACTCCGACATCTACAAAGATGAGATCGCCTGGCTCTATGGTTCCTTCCATGCTGTCACCGCGAACGTTGATGAGCTTCACAGATGATTCCGGCCGGTTGCCAAAAATTACCCTGGCCTGGTCAGGCACGTACTCGATAGACCGTATAACTTCTACAACGTCTTTCGAGGCAGCCCCATCACCTGCGCTTGCTGAAACATCAAGAACGTCAATTCGATACACATCATTCCTCCCCTTTTTTATAATGGAACCAACACTGTATGTATCTACAGTATCACTGGCTTCATTAGAAGAGAATAGCTCAGCTACAGGAACTCCGAGAGCTTCTGCAATCTTTTGAATGAGGGTGTCGCTATAACCCTGCATGCCGCGCTCCAGGCGAGACAGATTCCCTACGTCGCTATCGACGCGCAACGCAAGCTCGCTGAGGGTCATCTTATTCGCTTTGCGAATTTGTCGGATCTTGTCGCCTATTTTCATGGCTCATATTCAATCTTTTTTATGCGTGACACGCAAAGCGCCTTGCGCATATTTTTTATTTCGCATATTATGCGTATAGCGCATTACGGAGGTGCAATATGCAGACGCCACTTAGAAAAATGCGTGTAGAGAAAAAGCTGACAATCGCCGAAGTAGCCATCGCAACACAGTTGGACGTTGGCAACCTGAGTCGAATCGAAAGGGGAATGCAGGTTCCATCTCTCGAAACAGCTGAGAAGCTCGCAAAGTTCTTCAAGGGGAAGATTAGCGAGATGCAGATTCTCTACCCGCACCGATACATGAAGGCGACTGATTCAGCCGCCTAAGCAGTACCCGCTCTTTAACAGTTCTGGTCGCTCACCTCTAACCGGGTAAGCAAACATCTAGTGGCAGACCCCACGGTCTGCGCACGTATCTATCTAAACAACAAAGGAAGAATACCGAATGGAACTTACAAGCACACGCAAGAGAGCCAACGCAATTACCAGCAACATTTTCAACCGCATCGCTATTCGCGGTCAGCGAAATATCGCATCGCAGCTGGGCGTTGATGAGTCGCAAATTACCCGTTGGAAATCCAGCATGATCCCGAAGATGTCGATGCTGCTGGCAATTCTGGAGTGGGGAGTTGAAGACGAGGAATTATCGAAGCTGGCAAAGCAGGTAGCGTTGCTGCTTACAAAAGATAAAGCCCCTAAGAACGGTGAATTCTTAGAGGCTTAAGCACACTGTGTTACGCCGAGTAACAGGAGTAATTATGTCAAAAACACTCAGTCCTGACCAGGACAAATTACACAAAAATATTATTCGTGATCGCTACCTGTCCGGTTTTAAGCAGCCTGGTCGATTCCGGGCTGAGTGGGAACGGGTGAAACAGTCATTCAGAGGTAAAGGTCATGAGTAATCTCGCAACAGTAACACCAATCAGGCCTCAGGTTGAGGTCGTGGAGTCACGCGTGGCAGAACTCGAAGATGGCTACACGCGGACTGCTAACGCATTGCTTGAAGCGGTGATGCTTTCTGGCCTCACTCAACACCACCTCCTGATAGTTATGGCCGTATGGCGTAAGACGTATGGCTATAACAAAAAAATGGACTGGATAGGCAATGAGCAGTTCGCAGCGCTTACTGGTATGGCAGCAACTAAATGCTCCACTGCCAAAAACGAATTAATCAGGATGGGGGTTCTCACTCAGGCAGGGCGTCTGGTAGGCATGAACACCAACCTGTCAGAGTGGAAAACTAAGTTTAACGGAATCAGTAAAAGCTTTACCGAATCAGTAAAAGAAAGCTTTACCGAATCGGTAAAACGCACTTTACCGAATCAGTCAAACACAAAAGACAATATACAAAAGAAAGAAAGACAATATAAAAACACTATGCCTGAACAGGTTCAGGCGAAGCAGGAAAAAGCACCTTCCCGGCACGAAGAAACGGACAAGGCTTTCGAGAGCATTTTCTGGTGTGCAGGCATGGTAAAAAAGGGCAAGCAGAAAGCCATGTCTGCATTCAGATCTCAGTTTCAGGAGTGGAGGAAAGAATCACGCGGAACGCCGGAGCAGTTTGCTCAGATGCTGGCAGAAGACATCGCCTGCCGGAAGGGTAAGCAGTTCGGCTTCGATAATCTGCATCCTGCAACGTACCTCAACGGGAAGCGCTGGAACGACGACAAGCCGACTTCCGAAACCCCACAGGCCAAATCATCTTCCACCATCACCGTGTCGAAAACCGGTTATGTATTCTTCGACAGGTGAGACATGAAATCCAGAATCAAAGCGTTACTCATCGCTGGCTATAACCATGGCTTGCTAAGTCCTGCATTCGTTGAGTTCTGGTTTAACCGTCTGGATCTGAGGTCAGTTTGATGACACCAAGCGAACTAAGTGACCTGCTGTGGTCGCAGGTCGACAGGGTAGCGCCGCACCTGTTGCCGAACGGCAAGAAAGACGGGCATGAGTGGGTGACGGGCAATGTCCACGGCGACAAAGGCTCCAGCCTGAAAGTAAACCTCAACGGCAAAAAGAAATGGGCTGACTTCGCTGAAGGCGATGGCGGCGACATGCTTGACCTGTGGATGGCGTGTCGTGGTATCAGCCTCCATCAGGCGATGCAGGAAGCCAAAGCGTTTCTCGGCATCCGTGACGATGACCACCACTTCGACGCAAAGCGCGAAAAGAAATTCTCCCGTCCTGACCGAAAGAAAGTCGCCCGATACTGCAATAAAACCGAGCATCACATCGAATACCTCCAATCACGCGGCATCTCTCCGGAAACGGCGAAAGCGTACGAAGTCGTCAGTGGCAAGGTGTGGAACGGCGAGAGGGAGCTGGACGCTCTGGTATTCCCGTATAAGCGCGATGGAGAGCTGATTCAGGTAAAACGCATCAGTACCGAGCGACCCAACGGCAAGAAGGTCATCATGGCTGAAGGTGACTGTGAGCCCTGTCTTTTTGGCTGGCAGGCGCTGGACAGTAAAGTTCGCTCTGTTGTTCTGTGCGAAGGCGAAATCGACTGCATGAGCTATTCACAGTACGGCATCAACGCACTGTCAGTACCGTTCGGCGGCGGCAAGGGGGCGAAGCAGCAATGGATTGAGTTTGAGTTTCACAACCTCGACCGCTTTGAAGAAATCTGGATATCGATGGACAACGACGAAGTAGGACAGGAAGCCGCCAGAGAGATAGCCAGCCGCCTCGGTGAGCATCGTTGCCGGATGGTCAGGCTACCACGTAAGGACATCAACGAGTGTCTGATGGATGGCATCTCCGAAGATGAAATCTGGCAGTGTCTTGGCGGTGCCGCATTCTTTGACCCGGAAGAACTCTACAGCGCCCGCGAGTTTTACCAGGATACCATCAACGCGTTCTACGGTAAGCAGCAATACCTGTTTAACCCGCCATGGGAATCCCTTGCCTATAACTTCCAGTTTCGCGAAGCCGAGTTGACGCTTGTCAACGGCGTTAACGGCCACGGCAAAACGGAAGTCGTCGGTCATATGGCTCTGGAAGCCATGAGGCAGGGCGTAAAAACATGCGTTGCTTCTCTGGAGCTTAAGCCCGGCATACTGCTTAAGCGCCTTACGCGCCAGGCCACATGCTGCAAAATGCCTCCGGTTCTGGAGATTGAGTCGGCATTCAACTTCTACGATGACCGGTTATGGTTATTCGGTCTGACTGGAACGGCGAAAGCCGAACGCCTGATTGAGATATTCACCTATGCCCGCCGCCGATATGGAATCCGGCTTTTCATCATCGACAGCCTCATGAAGTGCGGCATTGGCGATGACGATTACAACGGGCAAAAAGCGTTTGTCGACGCACTGTGCGACTTCAAGAACAAAACCAACTCTCACATCATCCTCGTCACTCACTCCCGAAAAGGAGACAGCGAGGAAAAGCCCACCGGCAAAATGGATGTGAAAGGCTCTGGTGCCATCACCGACCTCACGGACAACCTGTTCATCATCTGGCGCAACAAAGGCCGGGAGAGAGCATTACAGCGCGTCCAGGCGGGTGAGCAACTCAACGATAAAGACCAGCAACTGTTAGCCGCTCCGGCATCTGTTCTGATGTTGGAAAAGCAGCGAAACGGAGAAGGCTGGGAAGGTGGCGTACCGCTGTTTCTCGATGACCAGTCTCACCAGTTTCTACAGGTCGAAGGCGCATCCCCATACAACTACGTCGCTAACATGCCTAAGTCGGAATATGACGAGGTGTGGCAGCAGGAAAACGTTTCTCAAATCTGACATTACAAGGATTAACCATGAGCACGATTAGCACAGAACAAGCCAAAGACCTGCGCAACGCATTTGAATGCTGGCAGCAGGACTATGACCCGGTAGAAGACAAAGAGCAGTACGAGATGTTTGGTCTCGGCGTTGTAGCGATGGACGAGCTTCTGGCGCTGCGCAAAGATCGGGAGCGGGTGGTGCCGGCTGCATGGGCGCACCGGTTGGTCAACAAGCATAGTGGTGTTATTCATCCGTGGGTTTACGGTAGCGCCGAGAAGTCACCGAGCGAATGTGATGTGTTCCGTATTGAGGTGATGCCACTCTACGCCGCCCCGCAGCCCGTCGCGGTGCCGGATGCAGCTACAGCAATCCGTGCATGTCTGGATGAGTTTCCTGAATCGGTGCATGACATTGTTGAAGAATGCGCAGCCATTGCAGAAAACGCCAGTCGTGCCGCGATGATTAAGTCTGCTATGCAGTCATGCGAAAAATGCGGATTAACAGGCATTCATGCTTGCATGGGGAGCATGGAAACCGACACCACATCACAGCAGTTCGAATCGCTGGCAGGTAAGGCGGTTGGCGGCAGTGATGGTTTCGAGTATACGCCTGTAGCTGACCTGTATGAGCTTCTGACCAAGTGCGGGGAATGTTACGACTATACAACCTCGGCAAAAGTCGCCGCTGACTGGATTAATTATGGTTATTCGGCACGGGAATACGTGAAGCTTGAACGCCTGCAGGAAGCTCTCCTTTTTGCGGCACCCGAGCCATGCAAATAACACTCGACGACATCCATGTAATCTCTGCCTACATCGGCACTCCTCGCTTCATCGACATCGAAACACTCACTAAACAATATCTCTTTACCGGCCAGCTGATAATGCTTCAGGCAATCAGTAAGGCGAGGTATTGAGCGGAGCAATCCCATGAAAACGATACGAGCCAAAATTCTCGCCATCATGAATACCGGGATGGTTTTAACCACGAACGAAATATCCCGTAGGACAGGTAACACTCTCGAAGCAGTGCGTGTCGTACTCAACCGTATGCAGAAAGACGGCGAGCTGACCGGAACAAGCCAGAAGCCCCGGCGCTGGTGTCTGGTCGACTCTGTTAATCACAGAGCCGAGCTTATCCGCTGCGTGAAAGAGTTCGGCGCGCTCACTGCGATTCAGGCCAGCGAGATTACCGGGCTATCTCCGGTGTACTGCATCAACACCCTGCGCGTGCTGGAGATGAACGGCGAGCTGACACGTAAGTATGTCCACACCGAGCTATCGGATGGCCGCAAAACGCGCTGCTACGAGTATTACCCGGCACCTGAACGCAAGCCGATTAACCAGACTGCGCCGATAAGCCCCTTCGCAAAACTCATCACCTCACGAATCGGAGCCTGATATGAGCATCATAATGCTGGTATTCATCGGTCTGTGCTTCATGTTCGCGGCCATCGTTCAGCAGGACGGCCTGATGTTCACTGACGCACTGATACTGCTGTGCAGTGCATTCGTATTGGCTAAAGAGGAGAAGCGCCGTGGATAAGAGCAGAGAACAGTTTGAAGCCGCAATAAAACAAAAGTATGACGACCTTATCGACCAACGTGTCTGTAAGAACGGCGATGGCGATTATATGGCGTGGGATATGCAGGTCGCATGGTGGGCATGGCAGACATCCCGCGCAGCGGTGGAGATTGAGCTGCCAAAACCAGCATATCAACGTTATGAAATTCAGGCTATTGCCAACCACACAATACACAAATGCAAAAGGTCAATTATCTCAGCCGGCCTCAAGGTTAAGGGGGAGTGATGACTAAAGAAGAGCAAACAAAGTTCATTATGAACCTGTGCGATCAAATGAGAAGCCGTCAAATCCCTGACCTGATGGAGTTGTGGCGGAAAACTGAGGAAGGATATCGTCGACAGCTAAGCCAGTCTGGATATTCAAATTGCACATCAGCATACAGAACAGGATATAGCCTATACACATATTGAGGCGCATCATGAGGAAACAAACGTTTGAAATCCGCACCCCGCTAGTCCAGCAAAACGCCATCCGCACCATCCAGCAGATTAACCCCGACCCCGAAAGACCTCTCATCGTGACCATTCAGGAAATGACGCGCTCAGTAGAGCAGAACAAGCGTCTTTGGGCCACGCTGCGCGATGTGTCTGAGCAAGTCGTCTGGCATGGCATGAAGCTGGATAGCGAAGACTGGAAGCACATCTTCACCGCGGCTCTCAAAGGCCAGCGCTCAGCACCGGGCATCAAAGGAGGTTTTGTCGTGCTCGGCCAGTCGACCTCAAAGATGCGAGTAAGCGAATTCAGTGAGCTTCTGGAGCTGATTTACGCATTCGGCGCAGAGAGAGACGTCCAG